GCCGACTTAGAGGCGGCAAAATACCTGCGAGGCAGTATTGAGGTAGATGCAGTAGATTTGCATCTTGTGGACAGTTCCGCTGAGCGCATTAAGCTCGGCGACATGATCCTGTTTTCGGGCCCAGACAGCGCAACGCCCATATCGATGCTTGTATCCGAGATCGATTTGCCGGTGGACGAACCGGGGGACGCGACCTACACGCTCGGCACCTCATACCGCACGATGACAGAGCAGCAAGTCGACGCACGGAAAGACTTAGGCGAGCAGCTCGAGCTTGTGCAGGACGAGACCAACAAGCGCACAGACAAAGTGCGGCAGGAGCTCACCGATTACAAGGTCGACGCGCGGAAGGACATGGACAGCATCACGGCGAGCGTGACCGAGACCCGCACCGAGCTGACGACCACCACCGAAAACGTGTATGACGCGCTGGGGGAGCTGCGGGACACGGCGGTGACGACCGAACAGCTTGAAGAAGTCAAGCAGTCCGTTATCCAGCTCAACTCCGACAACCTCGAAATTCGGTTCAGCCAGGTGAAGAGTCTCATCGATCAGCTTGAGGGCGACGCGGCGAAGAAGCAACGTGTGTTCGAAGAGTACATTCGGTTCGAGGGCGCGAGGATGGAGCTCGGGCGGTCGGACAGCGTTATCACGGCGGTGCTCGCGAACGACAAGCTTTCGTTCTTCGAGAACGGGCAAGAGGTGGCGTATATCTCAAACCTCACGCTATATGTGACGGAAATCCACGTGCTCTCGCGCTTTGTCATGGGCGATGCGGACAACGGCCCGTTCGCGCATACTTTCGGCGAGGGCGGCACTTATGATTTTGCTTATGAAGGAGAGGTGTAAATGGCGGTAAATACGTATAAAGCGCAGCTCAACTACTACGACCATACCTATGGGTGGGGCAATGTGGGCACATGCGCGCAGGGCGACGGCCGCACGTGGGGCGCGGGTTCGGCACGCACGGGCGTCATGTACTTTCCGGGCCTCTCGAACCTAAAAGGTAAAATCATCAACAGCGTCAAGATTACGGTCACGAACCGCGCGGGCGGCCAGAACGCGCAGAAGACCGCGCATTTCTTCCGTTCGGCATCGCAAGGCGGCATCAACACGTCGCTTGGCGCGGGGCACAAGACCGGCAACCAGATTGGCACGCTTTCGGGTTGGTTCCACGCATATGCCGCGGCGAGTTTGAGCTTCACACCGACGTTCTTCAGCTCGTACATAGCGGCGGGCGAGGACACATTCTGTATTTATTCAGCGACGGCTTCGGAGTATCTCGTCTGGGGCGTGGTCACGCTGGAAGTCGCGTGGCAGGAGCCTGCGACACAGCCGACGCTCAGCGAAGCAACTGTGGAGATGGGCAAGAGCGTGACAATCAACACACCTGCGGTAAACAGCGCCTACAGGCATACGCTGCGCTATGCGTTCGGCAAAGCGACGGGCACGATCGCGGAGAACGTTGCGAGCAGCAAGAGCTGGACGCCGCCGGTATCACTCGCGAGCCGGATACCCGACGCAGCTTCGGGTATTGGCACTATTTACTGTGATACGTACAGCGGCAGCACATTGCTCGGTACGAAGTCGGTCAGCATCACGCTCACGATACCAAGCAGCGTTGTGCCTTCGGCCGGAAAGCTTACCGCAGCCGTCACGGAGGACACCAGCGGCACGGGGCAGTTCGTGCGCGGCATGGGCAAAGCCGCCGTGAGCCTATCCGGCGCAGCGGGCGTATACGGCAGTACCATCAAGTCGTATTCCGTTTCGGGTGGCGGCTGGTCGTCAAACGAATCCACGCTCACAACTGGCATTTTGCAGGCGGCAGGCGAGATCACGTTCACCGCAGTCGTCACGGATTCGCGCGGACGCACGGCGCAGACCACATGCCAGATTGAGGTCATCGCCTACGATAAGCCGGGTATATCATCGCTTTCCGTTTACCGATGTGATTCGACCGGCGCGAAGAAAAACGCCGGTACATACGCCGCGATCGAGATCAAAGCGTCGTACAGCGCAATTACGGGCAATACCGTAACGCTTAAAGCGGCGTATAAGCTCACATCGGACGCGAGTTACGGCAACGATACGGTCCTCACGAACAGCGGCAAGACGGTCATCGGCGGTGCCCTTTCCGCGTCGCACACCTACGACGTGCGCATCACCGTCGCGGATAAGTTCAACACCGCGACCGTTACCGCCAGCCTGCGTACCAAAAACGTAATTTGGAG